GCATTTACTCTATTTTGAGCTGTATTAACATAAATTTGTGTTCTAGCTGCATATGCTTGAACTTCAGCTATATATCCTTGAGCTGCGTTTACATAAGCTGCAGCTGTTGAAGCATGACCAGAAGCTACATTTATATAAGATTGTATAGCTTGAGCTTTTGCTCCAGAAAAACCAACTCTTGCTGAAGCTTCAGAACCAAATCCATTTATTTCTGATGATAAAGCTTGTATAGTAGCATTCCATTCAGCAATATGAGCTTGAGCTCTTTGTATTTCAGTTGAAGCTATACCTAAAGCTCCTTGTAATAATTCTGTATCTTCTTCAGTATATAAATATGAACCAGCGTCTCCAGCTGCATTTCCAGTAGGAGAATTAACACCATCATCAATAATATTTTTAGCATTATTTAATGCATCTTCTACTGTTACTATTCTATTATTAACTGTATGCCAAGAATCTTCATTTCCAAATATGCCTGGGTCATCTCCAGCTGCTCTAAATTTTGCTAAGGCTGTAGCCATTCCAGCTAAAGCAGTATTGATAGTACTACTATTATCTGTTTGAATAGCTAATTCAGCTGCTTCTGTGTTTGCAGCCCCAACAGCAGTTGTAGAACTACTAAGTGAACTAACAGCTGCATCTATCTGAGTATTAATAGCAGTTAATGCAGTTGCTATATCTCCATCGTCAGCATGTGTTTCAGCCTGAGCTGATTCTAAAACAGCTGCATCAAATTGACCATTAGCTAATTCTACAGCAGTTGTTATTTTACCAATAGCTGTATCTACTCCACTATCAACAAGTGTAGCTGCTTCAGCTAATTCTACAATAGCAGCATCTAATTGTGTATTAACAGCTGTAACAGCTGTAGTTACATCAGAATTTTGAGATGAAGCTAACTTTTCAAATTCTTTTGATGACGCATGAAATACAACAGCATTTCTTAAATCACAATCGTCATCTATATTTAAATGGTCTACATAATTTACAATAGCTGTTTCACCACCAGTTGGATTAGGTTTAACAACTACTGAATTACCAGCTGTAACATAATATTTAGGAAATGTTTCTGTAGCAAAATTAAGACTAGCAGAATTTGCAATAAAACCTTTCATAGAAGAAGGTACTTTTTCAGCACTAAATCCATTTCTTGAAACATCTAATATACCAGAACTAGCATAAGGAAGTGTTATTGTTGTAGGAGAGTTATCTCCACCATGAGTTCCAGGCACAGTATCAGTACCAGCCCATTTTAATAAATCTTTAGGAACACTGGCTACAACAAATTTCTGAGCACTAATAATAAATTGGTCATTAGCATCAGCAACTCCTGTTATGTTTTCAATATCTAATTCTATATTTGTATTTGCCATATTTTTCTCTTTTTAGGAAGACCCTCTCTCGGAAGAAAGGAAGCAAAAAACCAAAAGAGGGTTCGCCTTCCCAATTTATCTTATCCTAATAAAAGGATTACGATATAGTCATGTGGTCAGCATCATGTTCCATTCCAGAAACATAGAAGTTGCTTCCATCACATATTAACTCTGCCCAATCTCCTGCCGCATTACCTGAAGCCCATACGAGCTCATCTACTCCTGTTTCAGCTGATTCAGCCGCAGCACCATCTGCGGAAACAATCATGCCAATCAAAGTATCTTCAGCGGAATTTGGGATTACCTTAACAGTACCACTACCAGTATCTGAACAGATAAATCTAGCAGTCCAACCAGCTCCTGCTTGAGCAGCAGTTGGAAGGGTTATGCTAAAAGTTCCATCTAAGTCAAGTGTAAACACTTTTCCAGAATCACTAGGGTCTAGTGTTTTAGCTGCTGAGACATTCTCAACAACTGTTCCACCATAACTAGCTCTTGAACCTAATTTAGCCATTAGTTACCCCCTTAACTCGCTACAATCACGGCAACTGTGCCAGGGTCGTTAGCGGTTGTTGTTAAGTCAGCACTTACATGCCAAGCAGTATCGTCAACAGCACATATTTCAACCATATCTCCAGCCATTCCACCGATAGTTGCAGTAGCTGCAACAAAATCCATAGTGTCATAGTTAGCTACAGTTCCAATAGCTGTCGCGTGTGATATTTGCTGTGGAACACCTACTTGGTCGGCAGTATCAGAAAATAATCTAATAATACCAAAAAAAGCATCTCCAGCTGTAGCTAAAATATCAGCACCTGCAGTCGTATCAATCCCGAATATAACTTTGTAGTTTAATCCAGGCGCGGCTGCTGGTAATTGAATCGTTTTAGCTGCGGCATTCATGAAGACAGTAGAACCAGTTTGTGCAGCGGTCAATGTAATATCATCACCAGCTACAATAACAGAACTCTTACCATCTTGGATAGCTCCATCAGCTTTGTTTTGTCCGTATAGAGGATTAGCCATAATTCAATCTCCTTATGTTAAGACCAGTAAGCATGAGATTCAGGCATCTGAAACTCCATACCGGCTTCGGTTTGAATTAAGTCAACTCTTCGGTCAACACCACTATTTTCTAAGGTTTGTACACCAACATAAATTGCTGTGTCACGATTAAGTCCGTTACCAACCAATGGTCGATAAGCGACATTTTTCATATTAACAGCAAGAATCTTAATAGGTGAACCATCTAGGTGAATGTTACGAGTTACGTTCATATCTCCAAAAGGAGTACTAATTGTTGTAACATCTGCCCCAAATACCTTCTTTCTGCCTACAAGTGCCATATCAGCTCTCAAGTTAGGTGAAATCTCAAGATTATTTGAGAAGTAACCACTTAGTTTATGCAACCAGTTATAGGTTTGCGTATCCACAAAGAACAATGTTGCGTTAGCATTATTGTATCGTGGGTCTAAGAAGTTGCTCAAATCATCTAAGAAATCATCTTGAGTCTTCGACGCGTGTGTCAGACTAAAGACGTTACCATAATTTGAAATGAAATCAACAGCGCCTTGTGTATACCATTCATCACCTGAATCGTATTGTGAACCAAACAATATAGCTTGTTCTATATCGTATTTATGTTCAATTAGCTTTTCTCTCCAAATTCGAGCATATTCATTTGGTTCATACTTTAGCACAGTAGCACGAGTAGTGTTATCCATAGCCATAGCGGTTTTCCAAATTTGTGTACGCCCAAAAGCGGTTGAGAAAGGCTGGTCTTTCCATGTTTCAGGGAAACCAGAACCTTGCGAATGAGAATTACCAACTACATAAACTCTTGATTGCTCTAAACCATTAGAGGAAGTTGAACCTGCGATAGATGTACTATATGTACTATCACCAACTGGTGTATTTACACCAAGTGGGCCAGCATAATAGTCATCACCAGCAGTTTTTGTTTTTACAACTGTACCTTTAATAATTGCAGCTTCACCATGAGTATGAGATGTAGGTGGACTTGTACTCTCATCTTGCAAAGTAACTGTGTCAACACTGACAATAGCATATGATTTAACGGCTCCAGCAGCAGAATCAGAAAAATTAATCTTAATCATCTGACCTGGCATATAAAATGCAGGCTGTGTACCATCAGCACCAATTACGATTTCCTCATTACTTTGACCATAAATATTCTGACGATTACCGCCTGATTTATAATCTGTAGCAAGTTTAACGTAAACAGTGTTACCAGCTGTCTCATACGTATCGTATTGAGTCGTAGCATTAGTAGATTGATTCTCTACATAAGTAGTATTATCATTACTAAATGCTGTGGCATATGCATATCGTTTATGGAAAGAGGGTCTTCGTTCTGTGAATTTGAACTCTGGGTCATCCGTTGGCTTTTTCGCTAGTTTAGATACGAAACGGAAGAATGGGTCTTGAGCTATTGCTAGTTCAGACACCCTTTCACCAAAATCGTATTTTCTGCGAAGAACACCAGTATCAAGTGAAGTTCCTAATCTAGAACCAGCACTTCCACTAGCGACATCAGCAACGGCATCGAGTGTAAATAAATCAGCCATTTTACCTTATCTCCTATTTAACATTATGTCTTTGTTAAATAGTTAAAAAAATCAACTTTTAACCAAAGACGTTATCCAGTTTTTGGTCAATACCGAGTAAGGTGTCAAATATTTGGTCATCATGAGATTGTTCAACAGGAGTACTACCAGCTGTTGCTAATGAACGAGGTTGCTCTTGGACTTTTTTCATCTGAGTAGCAACTTGCTGTCTTGCGTTATCAGCAATGTTTGATTCTCGTTCTTTTCTCTTCATTAAATAATATATATCATCTAGTTCTAGAGATTTGTTTTTAGCGAAATCCACAAAAGTAGACCATTCGTCATCATTCATTTCTACTTTTTGTCTAAAGGCAGTTTCTCGTGCAAGTCTTTGGTTTTCTGTTTTTTGTTTTCCTAGCTCATTGCTAAGTCTACGTTGAACAATACCATCAACTGTTGCCCCAAATACTTTTGCTGAATCTGACTTTGGGTCAGAAAAAGCATCATCTGGGTCAAATGAAAAATCTTCAGGAAGTTCCATATTTTGAGCCATACTTTCTGGTGCTTGACCACCACCCTCAAAATAATTCCGCACATGCTGAATTAAATTAGGGTCTTCTCTCATTGCATCGAGTATTGGCATATATGGTTCTAGTTCATTAAGCTTGCCATTTAAGCGTTTAGCTTCACGACTTGAATCACTATACCTTTTTTGCAAAGCATCTTCGCCTTGCTCTTGAACTCCGCTAGGGCTCGCTGATGTGTTATCATCTAAATTTTGCGAGGTTGACTGCGAATATTCGCTATCTAATATACCTGCATTGACACTATTATCTAAAGATTCAAAAAAATCTCCAGACTCTGCATCGCTGAGGCTTTGGACATTACTTTCAGGGGCTTCTTCTAAAGAAGCGTTGCCTACTTGTTCTTGTGCCATAATTTATCCTTTTATTCGTTTTTTCAATTTAGTGCAAAAATAATTATAAAAACAACTATGTTTTATCTTTTTTATTATTGTCTGCAATTGTGTTCATTTCTCTTTGTAAGTCTTTTTTAGCGTTATCAAACTCACCTTTTAAAAGACCTCTAAGAAGTTTTTGTTGAGCTTCTGTTTGTAAAACATTCTTTCTTACTTCACCTGAAGCTTCTCCAACTTTCATTTTAATACCAGCTTGTACTAACTGACGTTGTAAAGTTTCAATAGTTCCATCTTTATCTTTCATAGCTTCTTCCATAGATGCCATTTGTCCTTGAAGTTGAGAATACATTGACTTTCTTTCAATAATTTGTTTTTTATTTCTTATATCAGTTTCACCAATCATAGCAATATCATCAATTAATCCTGACTGAAACCATCTAAAGTATTCTTCTAATAATGCCCATCTATTAATTGGCATTGTAGCTCCAGCTATAACTCTAATATCAAATCTAGCAGATGCATAATCTTTGTAAACAGATATAGCTTTACCATAATCATTGTATATAGGAATATTAATTCTTACATCTTTTTCTTCATCTGGTTGTTGTCCAGCTTCTGGTTGTACAATTCTAAATACTTTTTCTACTGAATAATGACTTTGAGCCATCATTTGAAAACATCTACCTAAATGTTCTAAAGCTGGTTCTACAACACTACCCATCCAAGCTTTTAATCTACGAGTTCCAAACTCATCATTAGCAAGTAAACCTCTATAAGTCTCAGATTGTTGTTGAGTAAATCCCATCATCGCTGAAGGAACACCTGCTATATATTCCGCATCTCCCTTACCTTCTTGTGTAATAGTAAAAAAAGCATTGTTAATAGGAGCTGGTTGAATAGGAGTTGGTGGAGCAAATCCTTGTCTATATTTTAATAAAGCGCCTGGAGAAGATGAATACTTTTCCCATTCTTCTTCTGGTACAGAACCTTCTTCATACATCCATCTAAGATTAGAAGCTAGGTTTGCATTGTGTAACATAATTTGATGAGCTTTATTAATCTCTTGTTGTTTTCCAATAATAGGAGCGACAGCACTCATTGGATATGGAGTACCAGTATACATATATGCAACTGGAACAATGGGATATTCTGAAACTGGAATTACTCGTTCATATAAAAATATATCATCACCAACTGTACAAGTTAAATGTACTCTATTTTCATAAAATTTTATAGCTTCAATAATTTGGTTTTCCATTTCACCAGATTTTATTAAAGCTTGATAACTTTCTTCTGTCATTATTTGTTGGTCAATAATAGTAGCAGAATCTTGAGCCTGAGACATAAGTTGCATTCTATTTTCTTCTACAGCTTGTTCAGACATTTTTTGAGCTCTTTCCATTTCTAACTGAGCTCTTTGTTCTATTATTTCTCCAGACTCTAAAGATTGTTGTATGCTTAACATTTTTTCTTGCAAACTAACAGAAATTTCTTTTTCAGCTTGTTCGGTTTGTATTTCTACATTTTCTTTTATTTGTTCCATTTCAGCTGGAGATGGAAGAACTTTTATAAATACATTTCTATAAGCATGTTTCTTTTTAGAATAAGTTTCATAGTATGGTATAACATCATCATCTTCTCCATCTACTGTAATACCCATTGTAATATCTTCTGGTTGTATAGATTGATAATCTGTAGATGGTCTTTGAGAATAACTCATACTATCAGAACCACCTGATACTTTATTTATCTTACCAACAAATTCAGGAAATAAATTTTTTAATTGACTTTTAGTTACATTTTTTCTTATTGAAATAAAATTAGCATCTCTAAATAAAAAGTCTCTACTTGCAGGGTCTACATATACATCATAAGGGTCAATCTTTTTAAATACAACTTCTCCCATTCCCCTGTCAGCATCACTATCAATATCAACCATAAAATATCCAATGCCTTTTGTAAGGCTATCTAATACCACTTGACTATATATTGATTTACCATTTGAATGATACCAGCAATAATCTGCTATGTCAGAATGTACTTGAGCAACATCTACGTCATCCCCAGTAGCTCCAACTGCTTTCCATCTAGGATTATTAGCAGTAACAAAATATTTCATAATTTCTACAATAGGAGTAATTCTATTAATAGTAAATGTAGGCATTCCTGCTTCGTTAAGAGAATCTGTTTCTTCTTTAGTAAGTTGTTCATTTAAATAAAAGTCATATCCTTTTTGACTTAACACTTGCCATCTTTGTCTATGAGAAGAATTAGCTTTTTCCCAAAGAAGTTTATTAGTTTGAGCTCGT